GAGCAGGGCGATCATTGCGGGTAGGCGTCTACTTCGCGCCAATCGACTTCAACGTAGACGCGCGCCGTTCCGCCCGCGCCCATGGCTACGAGGTTGCGAACGATCAAGCCTTCGCCCGCCGCCAAGACGAGCGGGTAGGTAGGGAACTCGGGCGCGAATTCGACATTGAAGAAGCCCTTCGGCGTCGTGATACCCGCCGCAAGCTCGGCGAAGCCGTCGGCGCCGAGTTGCGAGAGTACGAGCCCGTTCGGCGCCGAGAGCGCGGCGGTAGTGCCGATTCGAACGTCGTTCGCGTTCGAAGTGCCGTGCGTCGTGCGCTTCTTGAAGGCGTCACCCGCGAGCGGGATAGCCGTTCCGCCCGTGTGAAGCGCAGCGTACCCGCGCGCAACGACGAGATCGAGCCCGACTTCTTGCGCCGCCGTGAAGCCCGCGATCGTGCGCCATTTCGCTACGGCGCGCTCGATTACGGCGAACTTGCCCGCTTGTGCCCAACGGAAGGCGAAGACGTGCCCCGCCGTCGCCGAGCCCGCCGCTACCCCCGCAAGAAGCCCCGTGCCCGCCTGTAGTCGATAGGCGCCGTTCGAGCCGAGATCCGCGCCGAGCGGCAAGACGTGCAACGAGTCTTCGGTTACCGCCGCGATCCCGCCCCGATGCCCGAGAATCCGAGTTGTAGACACGGCGACTCCTACGAGGTAGTACGACTATCGCGGGGCGGATCTTCGATCAAGAGCAGCCGAAGACCGATCAAGCCGTCGTCGCCCGACTCGATCTCTTCGACGAGCGCGAGTTGACGCGACAAGTAGAGCCACGACACGGAGACGAGTACGACGTTCCCGCGTTCGAGCCACGCCCAATCGGCTTCGGGAACGAGCAGTTCGATCGTGCGCTTGGCGAACGCGAATGCGAGCGCTCGCCACGCGAGAACTGCGTTTGCCGTGTCGTCGTCGTAGATAACGGGCGACTCGCTCTCTTCGATGTAGATACCCGAGTTCGGCCCGCCGTCGGGATCGCGGTAGCGGCGTTGCGACGCTTCGCAATGGTACGAGACGCCCGCGCCCGGCGTGTTGGCGTCGTACTTGGCGCCGAGCGTTGCCGCGCCGTAGTAGTTGCCCGTGCGGAGTGAAAGCGCGTACTTCAACGCGAACGAGTTTAGGATCTTCGACGTGTCATACTTGATCGTTTCGGAGACTTCGATCGAAGCGTCGCCGTCGGCGTCAATGTGCCCCACGGCGTCGGCGCTCGTCGCGTCGTACCGCCACACGACGAAGTAAACCCCGTCGGGCCCTTTGAGCACGGAGACGGGCAGGATCGGTAGCAGGTTGGCGCGGATCCAATCCCACGGCTTTACGCCAGCTTCGATCACGGCGTCGATCTTGAAGCGGTTCAAGAGCGACTTCACGGCGGCGATCCTCGGGCGATCGATCTTCATTGAAGAGAAGTTCAAGACCGCTTCGAGCACGTCACCCGCGCCGCGTACCGTGTTGCCGTCGGCGCCCTTCATACCGCCGCCGTCTTGGTTGACCGGATCGAACCAACCCACGAAGACGGGGTTCTCGTCGCCGTTGTCGGGTTGAAAGCTGGCGTCAAGCGCCGGGGCGCCGAGCGCGTAGTAGTTGCCTACGGAGTCGGCGACGGGCCCGAAGGCGTCGGGCGCGGGCGGATCCGTCACCCGCCAATCGATATAGGCGATCTCGCGCCCCAATCCGTCGCTTCGATGCTTCACAAGGAAGCGCTCGCCGCTCGTAAAGTCGGGCGTGTTCATGTAAACGAATTCGGCGGTTACCCGGTGCCCGGCAATCAACAACCAAAGCCCCGAATAGCCGATACCCGAGACGTAGTTACCGTGCCAAACCCACACGCCTTGACTGCCCGTGATCCAACCCGAAGCCGAGAGCGCGAGCGCCACCTTCCCGGGGTTGCCGAAGACGACGGGGTAGCTAAGCCCCTTCTCGCTCGCGCCGAGCGTCGTATAGTAGAAGTAGCCCGAGCCGTCGTCGTCGCCCCATGTGTCGAAGGTGACGGCGGCGGAAACGTCGGGGATCAAGCCTTGATCGTCGTAAAGGTTGTCTTCGAGCGCGAAGTTCACGGGCTCGTCTTCGGCGGCGTACTCGGGATCGCGCACGCGCCCGTGAAGCACGATCCGCCGGTCTTCGTAGGGCGTACCTTCGATCCATTGCGAGAGCACGCCCGTAGCCGCGCCGAGATCGTGCCCTTCGGCTACGAGCTTCGGCACATTCACCGGAAGCACGCCCGCCACCTTGACCGAAAGCAGCGAAGCCGAGTCGGCGAAGAGATCGAGCGAAAGCCCGACGTTGAACGATTCGAGACACCCGGCGTATTGAAGATCGCCGAGTTTCGAACTGGTTACCGTTACGTCTTCGTGTGAGCAGCGGATCACGCGCCCGGCGAAGGTGAGATCAAGCAACCAGTGAACGCGCTTCCCGACGAGTTGCGCCCGGTTCCATCGGGTGACGGGCACGGCTAAACCTCTTCTTCAAGCGTGACGGTCGCCACGTTGAACAACTCGCCGGGGTTGCCCCATTCGGAGCCGAGCCGCGATTCAAGGCGCACGTTCGAGACGAGCCGCGAGAGCATGAAGGTATTTCGGTTGTTGATCACGATCGCGGCGTTGTTCGCCGGGCGCTCGAAGCCCGCCAAGTAGACGACGGGCCACACGGCGCCCGACAACTGCTCGGCGACGCCCGCCACCATGTAGGGCGTATCGTGGGGCGAGCCGATCGCTTCGGCGCTTCCCGCCCAACCCGTCACGTAGTCGGGCGCGGGGCCCGGCTTCGTGGCTTGCGTCACGTCTACGCCATCCGTCCACGCGAGTTCGACGGTGCGCCGGGGCTTGCCGAGCTTGCGCGCCCGGCGCGTGCCGCTTCGGCTCGTCGTGAGGTTGGCGTTCGGTTCGAGCCCGAGCGCCCGCCCGCGCGAGTATTGCCGGGCAAACGTCGCCACACTCCCGATAAGTGCCGCGCCGATCTTGAAGTAGCCTTCGGCGGTATCTTGCGCCGGGATTCGGATACGAAGCCGAGAATACCGCGTAGCGCCGTTGATCAACACTACTACGTCTTTGCTCCAAATCGAGCCGAACGGCAACGCGCCGCCCGACGAATCGGCGGCTTGCACGCCGTACAGTTCGATCCGCGTCGTCTTCGTGGCGGCGTTCGAGAACACGCCTTCGGAGTTCGTACGGATCTTGCGAACTTGGTTGTACCCTTCTTGCCCGGAAAGGTTCATTTGAAAGTACGAATCGGCGAGTACGTGGTACGTGAACCATTGCGACGCGCCCGTGTACGCCGTCGGTAGCGGTTGCGGAAAGACGGTATCGGCCCAACGGGTGAACTTCAAGGCGTCTTGCCCCGTGGCGGTATCCACGGTCGCCAGCGTTTGCCACGCCGCCCCGTCGTAGCCTTCGACGTAGAACGTACGAAAGTTGATCTCGAAGAGCCCTACGCCGATCATCGGTTCGAGCGCGGGCGTACGCTCGTTCAAGGCGGCGTCGTACTCCAAGGCGATCCGCTGCTCGCTCGCCACGCCGACGGAGCGCCAACCGCGCGCCGGGCTCGGCGCCACGTCGGGAAAGACGTTCTCGATCCCGTACTCGTAACGGGTGTTCACTTGCCATTCGTCGGAGTAGAACGCGGGCCCGTCTACCGCCGCGATCGTCGTTCCGTCGTTGACATACTCGGGCGTCGGCGAGAAGTTGCGCCCTTGAAGCTCGCCCGGATTTGACTGCCCGGCGTAGAGTTGTTGCCCCGCATAGGCGCCGTACGTGTAGCAGGCTTGTCGGATCCGCACGTCGGTTCCGACGCCCGCGAGCACGCCCCATTGAAATTCGTTCACGACGCCGCCGCCTTGCGTGAGCGTCGCCGACGAGCCGATCGCTACCCACGCCCGATCGGTGCCCGAGCCCGTGGGGCGATACCACGCCGCGCACTTGCCGTCGTTGCCCGGCGCCGAATCGTTGCCGACGGCGAGCAGCACTTGAACGCCCGTCACGCCCGCCGCCGTGGCGATCGTCGCAATGTCCGCGCCCGCGTACATGTCGCGAAGCGTGATCGCCGTCGTCGTGACGGAAACGCGGATCTCGTAAGCGACGGGCCCCGCGACGCCCGAGCGCAGTTGCGCGATTGCCGTTCCGCCCGCTATCGCCACGTCAAGAAGCGCGATCATGCCTTGCGTGTTGGTACTCGCGGGCTTCGTCGTGAGCGTGTAGCTTTGCGAGTCGCCCGCGCCGCCTTGGAGCCGAAGCCCGGTGCTCGTCATGGTGACGGTAGGCGCCCCGCCGACTACGAGTGTCCACACGCCGCCCGTGTTCTCGGGCAGATCGAAGGGTAGCCACGTACGTTCCCACGCCACGCGCTCGGCGGGGCTCGGGAAGGCGTTCAACTGAGGTAGGCATAGTGTCGTGTACCCGCCGAGATAGGACGCGCCCAACGAGCCGTCGTCGTGCGTTTCGGGGTTGGCGTCGAACTTGTGAACGATCACGCCGCGCCCGCCTTGCGCCGTGCCCGCGAGATCGGTTGGCTTCGTGCTCACGTCGTCGCCCCGCCACCATGCCGCCCCATACGCGGGTGACGAGCCCGAGCCTACCGCCGCCCACGTCTCGCCGCCGTTGACGCTTCGTTGAACGTAGCACTCGCGAAGGGCGCCGCCGTCGAAGTCGCAACCCGCCATGTACCAAACGCCGTCTTCGTCTGCCCACGCGGTAAGCTCGCCCGCGTTGAAGACGAGCGGCGGGCCCACGGACCAACTACCCCATTTCATAGGGTTACCCGTCTGGCATGCGAGTTCGGCGGTTGCCGTCGAAAGCAGTTGGTAGGCGTTGGCGATCCGCCGCTGGTACGGCACGATCACGCCGGTAGTCGTTACGTCGCGCGTAAGGTAATGACAAACGAATTGGTTGTTCGCCGCGAAGAGCGACGGGTACGCCGCCCACGCGGTATCGTCGGCGCCCGTCCACGAATCGACGAGATCGAACGACGAGCCAAGATCAACCGACGCCCATTGATAGAGCACGTCGGCGCGAGCGGCGATCGATTGATCCTCGATCCAACCGATTAGCAAGATTTGCCCGTTCAAGTACGCGACTCGTAGCCGGTGCGGCGTGCGGTTGACGCCCACGCTCGTAAGCGCCGCCGAGAGACAAGCCTTGTTCGCCAAGCTCCAAGACGCCCCGTTGTCGTCGCTGTAGTGCATGCGAATCTGATTCTCGGTATTCGCCGTGTCTTCCTTGAAGAAGAAGCAGAGAAGGCGCCCGCTCGGAAGGGCGAGCACCGTAGCGTGAGCCGCGAGCGCGAACGCCGAGCCGTTGTCGTGGATCGTCACTTCCGCCCACGCCCCGGTAACGGCGTGGCGAGTCAAGCAGGTAACGTAGCGCGACGACTTCTCGCACACGACAACGATTGTGCCGTCGGAAAGCGTGATCGCGTGCGGGTGCTTCCATTTCCCCGCCGTCGTCGTGTAGTCGTAGAACTCGAAGTACGCGAGCGCGTGGGGCCCGTCCCAACCCCGCCAAAGCTCGGAGCCGCCGAGCGGGCCCGCCACGTCGCGCCACGCGAACGCGCCGCCGTCGGGTTCGGGTTGCCCCGCCTTCACGGTGCGGATACGGAGCTTGCGCGCGGCGCTTTGCGTGCCCGACGACTCCAAGACCATTTCCGTTTCGCCTTGCGCTTCGGGCACGCCCGGAAGCGGGCCCGCCTGCTCGAACGACGAGCCCGCGACGTAGATCGAATCGAACCCGAGCCGAAGATCGGGAACGAGTAGCCCGCGAAGTGCCGTCTTGGAAACGTCGGAAGGCATTACGTGTAACTCCGCTCGCGGTGCCCAACGCGCGTACCCTTGTTCAACTCGGTAGACAAGGGCCCGCCGAGACGGATGTTATCCCGAATGAACTCGTTAAATTCCCGGTGCCGATACTGGATAGGCGCCGGGCGCCCGCCCGTCGCGCTCTCGCCGTTGCGCCGCCCGGCGTTGCGATCTTCGATCGCCGTGCGCCCGCCCATGTCGGCGACGGCTCGGCGAGACAAGACCGCTTCGCCTTCGAGCAGGGTAGCCCGCACTTCGTCGGGCGCTTGCGCGGAATACCGGCGAACTTCCGACGTGCCGACGTGAAACGACGGCTCTTGACCGGCGATTTGTGCGATCGAGATCGCACCCGCCGCCGCCGCGATCCCGGCGCCGATCAAGCCGAAGGGGCTCGGCGGCGGGCTTTGCGAGATCGCGTTGATCACGGCGAGCGCGGTTGACGCGATAGCTTCGGCGATCTTCGCCGCCTTGGCGATCTCGAAGCTGCGCTTCGCGGCGTCTCGCTGCGCTTCGATCCGCTTCTTCAATTCCTTCTTCTGCCCTTCGGTCATGTTCTCTTCGTTCTCACGAAGATCGGATTCCATGGCCCGAAGCAAATCGGTTTGATACCCGACGCCGAGATCGAAGAGTTGCGACGCCACGCCGAAGGCTTGGTTCAAGGTGCTTACGACGGCTTGCGCCTTGGCGTTCTCGGCGTCTTGCGTCGCCTTCACGCCGTCTTGTAGCTTCTTCGCTTCGTCGGCGGCGGCTTTATCGCGAATCGACTTGATCCGCTCTTCGCTCGCCCCTATGATCTGCTCTTTCGACGTGGCGTAGGCTTGATCGGCTTCCGCCAACGCGGCGTCGTTGCCGATCGCGGCGTCAAGTGCCTTCGAGTAGGAGTCGGCGAGCGCTTCAAGTTGGCGAGTTCGCGCGGCGTTCTCGCGTTCGATCCCTTGAAGGTTGCTCTCGGAAGCCGCGCGCCCGGCGCCTTCGATCGACGCCAAGGCGTCGCGGTAGTCTTGCGCCACCTTCGCGGCGGCTTCCATTTCCGCGCGAAGCTCGGCTTCGGCTTGCGCCTGCTCGCGGGCGCGCTCGGCGGCGCGGCGCTTGGCTTCGTTCGCCGCTTCGGTCGCTTTGCGGGCGTCTTCGGTCGCCTGCTTGTCTTCTTCGTGAGCAATAACGATATCGGAAACTTTATCTTTCGCGGCTTCGACTTGCCCTTGAAGATCCGCGTACGCCTTCGTAGCGGCTTCGAGTTGCGGGCGTAGGTCTTCGAGTTGTTCCCGGTACGTCACCATGCCGCCCGAGCGCGCGGCGGCGGCTTCGAACGATTCTACTTGTTGCTTCAACGACCCGACATTCTGATTCGCCAACCGAAGCGACTCGGCGAACTTCTCGTCAATGTCGGCGGCGCCCTTCGTGTATGCCGCCGTCGCTTCCGTCATTTGCCCGGTTGCAACTTGCCATTCAAGCCCGAGCCCGGCGATCGACGCGCGAGCCGCTACGGCTACGTCGGCGGCTTTCGAGATCGCTTCGGCGTTCGCCCGAATGGCGGCTTCGTGCTCCTGCTCGGCGCTCGTTACGAGATACCACGCGCCCGCCGCCAAGCCGAGCGCGGCGACGGTAGCGAGCACGACGGGGTTTAGCGCGGCGCCCGCAATGGCGGCGGCGCTCTCGCTCGCGGCGAAGACTTCTACCGCGTCGGCGGCGTCGTTGGCGAATCCCGCCATGTTGCCGAGTTCGGGCGAGACGAGCGAGAGCGCCCCGCGCAACTTCGCGGAAGACTGCCCCGCGCGCCCCGCGCTCTCTTCGAGCGACTTCATGCCGCCGCCGACTTTGCGCCCCGCCGACTCGCCCGCCGCCGCCGTCGCCGAAAGCGCGGTATCTACGCGCTTGATTTCGGCTACGGCTTTCGATGCGTCGGCGGTAATGTCGAGCTTGACGGCGTTCGACACGGGCGGCACTCCTTCTTAGGATTCTAACTCGCTTTCGTAGCCCGCGTGCGGATCTCCGCAAGCCTACGATCGAACTCGGCGCGTTTCTGCTCGCGCGTCGGCGCCTTCTTCGGGCGGGTGAGCACGTCCCAATCGGCTAAGACGATCGCTTGCGTCTCGCGATCGAGCGTCCATAGCCAACCGGGATCACGTCGCCAATAGTGCGCGACTCGGAGCGCAACGTGATCTAAGTTGCCCCGGTCGCCTTCGAGAAATCCCGTGCGGCTTCAACCTCCGAGCGGGCGGGCGGAAGCAGGGCGGCGATTGCGTTGAAGATCGGCACGCTCGCCCGAAGAAGCTCGTTCTCGTCGTGCCCCGCGCCGAGCAGGCGATCCAAGGCGTCGGCGCCGAACTCGTACCAGTTGTAGCCGTACGTCGCGGGATCGAGCCCTTCCTTGTTGCCCGGCGAGCGAAGGAGCCCGAGCGACGGCACGGTGTAGGCGAGAATCGCCGCCGCCCCGCGAAGGTTGGCGTGAACCCACGTCGTAGCGAGTTCGCGTCGCTCGGCGTGGCGCCGGGGCAGGTTGACCGTGTGAGACTCGCCGCCGAGTTCGACGACGAGCGCGGGCTTCGTGGGCGCCTGCTCGTTCATGGTGCGTTCTCCGAGTGTGGACTAAGCCGGGCCCGAGCGCGCGTATCCGCCGTAGATTTCAAGCTTGACCGTGATCTTGTTCCGGTCGCCTTCCTTGAAATCCCACGTCTCGAAGACCTTGTAGCAAGTGAGCTTGTGATCGGCGCTCTCGCCGTAGTTGATCCCTTGAACGGCGAACTCGTACGTTCCTACGGGGAACTCAAAGTTCGCGCCGCCCGTGCTCACGCCCGCCGCCCACGGGCCCGACCATTCGATCACGTCGATCGGGTTGGCGTCAACGCCGGGCACGGCGGGCGTGCCGCTGGCGAATTGTCGCATGTCAACCGTGAAGCTCGCCGTGAGAACGGGATCGTTCCCCTTGCGAAGCCCCACGATCTCGCCCCGGTCGTAGACGACGGTACGCGCCGCCTTCTCGTTGCCGAACGAGAAATCGCCGTCTTCGTAGGAGTATTCGAAGGAAAGCCCGGAAGCGTCCTTCTTCGTCACCTTGCCGTTACGGAACGTCTTCGAGATTTCGGATTCGGCCATGGTGGCGGCTCCTACGTGAGTGTTGCCGAAACCGTCTCGCTCGCCTTGTTGGCTCGAACGCGGCGGGCGGGCGCGGGTTCATTCATGGCGGAAAGTATAGCAGCCGTCAAGGCGTCGCGCAAGGCGGGAACGTCGGCGGATAGTACGTCTTCGAAAGCTAAGACGTACTCGGGCGTAGCGCCCTTCGAACGCGCCACGTATTGAACGTAGGGCTTATCGCCGTAGTAGCTTCGAGCGTCGTCGAAGATCGAGAGCGTGATCGGATCGGTGTTGCTCGTAAGCGTGCGCTTCCAACCTGCCCGCGAGCGCCCGCGCTTGTCTTTCGGCGCGTTCTCGTACTTCCAACCAACCCAACGCGCTTTGATCTTCCTTACGATCTTGTCGCCGCCTTCGCGGAGAATCTTCAACTCGCCCGCGTTCAACCGCCGCGCGAGTGCGGGAAGATCGAGCGTGCTCGTCATGGAAACGGCGAAGCGATCGGCCATGCGTCAGGCTAACGGGTTCAAGCGCTTGATCAACTCGGCGAACGGCGACGCCGTGCGGGAAAGCTCGCGCGAAGTCTCGCTTCGAGCGCGCCGGGCGCCCGAGCCCTTCGCCGCCTTGCCCGTTTCGCTGGCGACGCGGGCGGCTTCCGTGGCGTCGATCTCGGCGAAGAGCGCCCGGAGTAGCCCCGGCTTGACGCTGGCCCACGCTTCCGGGAAGAGCGTTCGCCACAACGGCGCGTCGGGATCCGCGCCCTTCAAGTGTACGTATTGTGCGTAGAACATCGGGTTCGCTACGACGATCCCGAAGCCCTGCCCCGGATCGCCCGACGTGTAGAACGAGAAGGCGTCTTGCGACGTTCCGGTATCCACGGGCCACGCGGTTACGATGTACCGAACGAGTTCTTCGCCGAAGAGGTACAACACGCCTTCTTCGTCGGGCGTTAGCGCGCGTAGCCCGCCGTGCGCCGCCAAGTACGGCGGGATCTCGCTCGGGAAGAACTTTACTTCAAGCGCCATGGTAGGGCGATCCTACCCCGGCAAGGGTTCGATCTCTACGCGGTATCGGGTGCGGAAGCGAAGCCGGGTGAGCAGGAACGAGCCGCCGCCGAGAACTTCGGGCTCGTCGGCGCCGAGAAACGCGGTATGCGGCTCGCAAGTCACGTAGGCGTCTTCGACGTGCCCGAGAACGATCCGCTTCACGTCGTCGGCGTCGGAGTAGGCTTGCGCCACGGCGGCGGCGTTGCGGGCGGCGTTCAACTTGTGAGCGATCCGAACTGAGAACTCGCGCAAGACGAACAACGAGCCGTCGGTTCGAGTGCGCCCGCCCGCGTCGTTCTCGGCGCCAAGGAACACCGTAAAGGAGCGGTCTACAACCTGCTTCGACTCGTACTCGGGCCCGAGCACGCCGGAAGCCTCACGGAGCCCCGGAATACGCTTCACGCGCCCCGCCAAGGCGTCGCGGAGTGCGAGCGCACCCGCGATCATTACGAGAGCCCGGAACGGGTAGCGCGGGGCGTAGAACTGAGAAACACGACGGGTTGCGCGGCGGGGCGTTGATCGCTCACGGTGCCGTCTTCCGAAGTGTCAACCCGGTACGTGAGCTTCGGAAACTTCGACTCGTACTCGTTCATGTAGTGCTTCGCCATGTCGCGGAAACGGTCACTCTCGCCCGTGGCGTTCGTGATCGCGTCGCGGAAGACGTACGCGAGCGCGAGCGCGAGCACGCACGCGCGGCAACTCCAAGGCGAAAGGATCAAGTTCGGGCGGTTGCCCTTGTTGATCAACTCGCGCTCGAACTCTTCAAAGGCTTCGTCAATCTGCCCGGTGAAGTCTTCGCTCTCGGGCGACAAGTTCTCGGCGACGATTTGCGGGTGACGGCGCTTCAAGTCGTCTTGCGTTACGACGTTGTATAGCTTGCGCCGTACGTTCATGGCGTCGCATTGTACCCGGTGCGTCACGCCCGCCACGACGAGCGCCCATTCTTCGAGCCAACGATCGGAGTAGTCGCGATCGACAGTAAAGGCGCCGCCTACCGCGTACGACGCCACGCCGTCAGTTCCCACGGAGACGGCGCCCGAGACTACAGTTTCGCCGCTCTCGTTGACGAGCGAATAGGTGCCGCTCGTCGGGTGTACGACGCTCGCGCCTTGGTAGAGCGCGAGCGTTACCGTCTCGTCTTGCCCGCGTTCGAGCAGGCGCGGCAAGACGATTCGAGCGGAGATCCGCGCCGCCATGGTGACTCCTTACGCGGTGCGACCGATGATCACGATATCGTAGCTCACGGTGCCCGTTGCGGCGGCGACGCGAAAGATATCGCCCGTGGCGGCTACCGTCGTCATGGGATCGATCGGCGAGTACCACGCGAAGGCGCCGCCCGGTTGCACGGCGAGCGTGTGGGCGCCCGCGCCGAAGAGGTTCGTGAAGGCGGGGTTCGCGCCGTTGCCGACGGTCAAGAACTGCCCGCTCGTCGTGCTCTTGTTGCGGATCATGATCCCCGTGATCTTCACGAAGTTGATCCCCGCGTTCAACGCCGACGCGAGAACGCCGCGAATGTCGAGATCGTCAGGCGCCCCGCTCACGACGGAACGGGTATCACTCCAAACGAGATCGGCTTGATCGGTGCTCGTACCGCTTTCGACGCTCTTCGAGTAGTCGATCGAGTGCCGAGCAGCGACGGGCCCGAGATCGCCCGTGATCCGCTCGTAGAGATCGACGAAGAAGCGAAGAGTACCGGAGACGGAGACGGTAGCCATGACGAGAACTCCGAGAAGGTGACGCGAGCTTAGCACACGCCCGAAGGCGGGGCTATTACGCGAAGGTGAGAGAGACGATCGAAGAGACGCCTTGGCCGTTCTCGGGTACGACTTCAAGATAAACCGTTCCCGCGTACGTGCCCGAAACATCGGTAACGGTAACCGAAGCCGCGCCGTTTGCGTCGGTATCGATCAAGATTTGCGGCTTTGCGGTAACCGACACTTCGGTTCCCGGGCCCGTCTCGGCGGCGCGCCAAGATCCGACGACGCCGTGAAGCATGTTCACGTCGTAGATTTGGCAACGGAGCCGTTGAACGCGCGCCACGTTGGCGCCGTCAAGCCCCTTGATTTGGATCCCTACCGAGATCGCGTTACCGGCTTCGGCGGCGGGCGTCAAGATCGCCCGAATGGGCGTCGTAGCGGCGGCGGCAAGCGCCGAAAGGATCGCCGAGCCAACGTCGGCGAAGGCAACCCACGCCCCGCCCGTGCAAAGGTAGAGCGACGGCGAAGAGTTCGCGCGAAGGTAGAGCGAGCCGTTCGGTTGCGCTTCCGACGGCGCCGCCGTGCCGCCCGTGATCGTGGGCCACGACGCGAAGGTAGACGAGTCTTCGTCGGTAGCAATCGCCACGACGCGGAAGGCGTGTGCGGCAACGAACAAGACGGCTTGCCCGAGCGACGAAAGAAGGCGACTTGCCATGGTGACTCCTACCGGTTGCGTTGCGCGTTTGTGAGCCGAGCGACTTCGGCGGCTTGCCTACGCGCCGACTCTTCCGAGACGGGGCGCCCGCTTTCCTTTCCGTGTTCCACGATCCGCCGGGTGAGCCCTTCGACGCCCCGGCGATCGGCTTCGTCGCGTTGGCGGGTTGACTCGCTCACGCGACTTCCGCGAGCAGCCGATCGCACGCGGCGATCTGCTTCTCGTAGATTTCGATCTCGCGGGCGACGCTCGGCGCCGACTTGCGCGGCTCCGAAAGGCGGATCATGTTCGCCGCTTGATCGCGCAACCACTCGATCGTTACGTCGTTCGGCGGATCGATCACGTTGTCGGCGAGCAGGCGATCGACGAACTTCGAGAACTCGTCGAAGTCGCACACGATCGTAGCGTGGCGCCCGCTCACCTTGATCCGTTCCCAACGGTTCAAGAAGCCGATCCCGCCGATCATGTCGAACTCACGGAGGTATCCGCCGGGAACGTCGCGATCGTAGATCACGGTGCGCCCCGCCTTCGATGCGTCGGCGAGCGCGAGATCGGGGCGCCCGCGAGCGTCAACGCGCCCGATCCCCGGTACGAGTCGGATCTTCCCGAAGTCGGGCATGATCCGATCGGCTTGCGGGTAGTAGTTCCAACGCGCGGGATCGAGCGTGAGAATGTAGTTCGGGTGCTCGCTCGCCTTGATTCGGATCGCGTCGTCGGTTTGCGTGCTCGGCGCGACGCGCCGCCCTTCGACGAAGGCGCCCGCCGTCTTGCGCCCGGCGGGGCTCGGCGCCACCTTGACGGGCGGCGCGGCGCCTGCTTTCGACACGCGCCCTACGGGCTCGTCTTCGTCGCGCTCGCTCGCCGCCACGGGCGGGGCGGGCGCGGCTTCGCTCTCGGCGTCGGGCGTTTCGTCGGGCGGCTTCGTGGGGGCGTTGCGCGGGCGTGCCATGTAGGTTGATCCTTGCGTGGTAGGCGCCCGCTATTGTACCGGCGGAAACGACGAGACGAGTAGCAGGCGGGGTAGAGACGGGAACGACGGCGAAACGCCCCGGAAGGGCCCCGTAGGGCCCGCCCGGCTAAGTCGCGGAAGACAGGAAGGTGACGCCGAGCAGTTCGTTCGGGCTCACGGCGTTCTTCGCGACGCCCGCGTAGAAGTTCCCTACGATCTTCGTGAGTGCCGCCGAAGCGTCGCGCTCGAACTCGATCAAGAGCTTCGTACCCGCCGGGATCATGAACGTGGGGCTCTTGATCGGCTTCGGGGTTCCTTCCGAGTAGAGCACGGCGCCACGGTGCCACATGCCGCCCTTGCGATCCCCGGCGCTCGTAACGGCCTTCGACGACTTGAACACGTCCACGCCGAGCAAGCGCCCTTGGAGCCCCTGCCCCTTGGCTTGCACCATGTCGGCGGTAGCGGGCATGTACTGAGCTACGCCCACGACGCCGAAGAGATCGCCTTGAAGATCGGTCACTTGGATCGGCGCGAGCAGGGCGACGAGTTCGGCGGAAGGCGCCGGGGCGCGTTCGATGTAGAAGATCCCCTGTTGGAACTTCGTAAAGGTGAAGTCGGTTCCCGACGTTCCGACGATTTGCGTGAAGTCGTCGATCACGTTGCAAACCATGGAAGTAAACCGCATTTCGGCGGAAAGCACCATGGAAGCCGCGAGCCGTTCGACGTTCACGGAGCCGTCGGGCAGGACGAGATCGGCAAGATCCGACTCGGAGTATTGCAACGCCTGACGCGCCACGGCGACGGTTTGCGAGCCGTCGGTAAGCGCCGTGTTGCTCACGGAGCTTCCTTCCGAAACCGCCGCCATTTCGTCGTAACCGTCAAGGCCCGCGAAGCCCTGCTTCCGGGTGCTCGAACCGGTGCCGCGCACGTCGCCCACGTCGATCAAGTACGCGCCGTTTCGGAACGACGCGCGATCGGCGAGAAGGAGCCCGACTTCTTGCGCGAGGATTTCGGAGACAGTCAGATCGCCGAGCCCGGATACGAGAACTTCGTTTGCCATGGTAGTAACTCCCGAGAAGGTAAGACTTCACGCGGGCCCTACTACCGTATCGCCGTAGACGCGCGGGCTTCGTAGAGAGCAGCTTAGCGCGCCGAGCCCGGCAAGCGCAAGACGGCGGGCGCGCTAAACGGCGTACTAAACTACTTCATTAGGAAACTTTCGAGATTGCGCGCTAAACCTCTTGCGCGAGTAACGCGCATAGCGTAAGGTAGCTTCACCTTCAAGGAGTTCTCGAATGTCCGCCGACTACTTTACCTACTTCAACGGCTCGAACGTCGCACTCTACCCCTACGATCACGCATACGTCAGTTTCGCGGCTACGATCGACGGTGAGCCCCGCGAAGTCTTCACGTTCGTTCGCGGTAATGACGCCGACAAGTGCGCCGACGAGCTTCGAGCGCGCGGGTGCTCGAACGTCAAGATCGGGCGCACCGAAGCAATCGAGCACGACGACGAAGCCGGATACCCCGACTTCCGCGCGTGGTTGAACGCAATCGAGAACAGCGGGCCCCGCCGCATCGGTGCTCGTGTCGTCGTCTTGCGCGCCCGTTGAACCCCGCCAAGCCGACGGCACCCGAGATCGCGGGCGGCGGGCCCTTGCTACCGTTCCCCGCAATGCACGGGAAGAACTGGTATCAAGGCGGCGGGCGCGTCGTTGTCTTCGTGCCCGGCGACGAGCGCGAGCAGTTCGAAGCGCTCGCCGTGCTCGCCGGGTACGTCGTCGAAGCCGCGACGTGGTACACCGTGAGCACGATCCCGAACGCTACCGCGAAGCTCACGCTCTCGCGGCGGGCTTCGGCGCCCGGGGCTTGAACGCTTCGGCGAGTTCGAGATCGACGCCGAGCGCGGCGGTAACGTGCCCGTTGGCAAACGTGATCGTGAACATGCCGGTAACGTCGTCGAAGCCTTCGACGCGCCCGCGCTTGCCGGTGTGCGTCACCTTGTCGTGACGTGCGAAGGCGGGCTTCACTCGATCCGCCCTTCGCGCCGGGCAGACATGATCGCGTCGCGGTTGTTGCGGTACTCGTCGGGCGACATGGATCCGATCTCTTCCCGCGTGAACGCCGGGCGCCCGTTGCCGGCGCTCGCGCCCCGCGTGCCCGCGTTCGGGTTGAAGGCGGGCTTCTTCTCGGGCTCGCGCCGGGCGCCCGTTCCCGAGCCGTTCCCGGCGCCGCCCTGCCCCTTACCGCCGTCGCCCGCGCCCTTGTCGTCGCCCTGCCCCTTGGCGGGCTCCTTGCCCTTGTTGGCGGCGTAGTCGGAACGAGCCCCGGCTTCGTCGGCGCCCTTGTTGGCGGGCTCGGCGGCGTCGGGGATCATTGCTTGGAACCAACGCTTCTCGCGCTGCGAATCGAGCCAATCGCCGAACTCGGGCGCCTTGTCGCCCTGCCCGTTCGTCGTCATGTTGTACCGCTCGCGAATGAACGCCCGATCGTCGCCGTCGGTTACGCCCATGTCGCGAAGTTGAAGATCCTTCTCGGCGTTGTTCGCACGCCCGATCGCGTCGTCGCGCTCCTTCGCCACCTTCGCCACGTCGGGCGCCTTCTTCTCGAACTCGGCGATCTTCGCGTTGGCGGCTTCGACTTCGCCCCGGGCCTTGGCGAGCGCTTGGCGTACCTTCCGGTGCTCGGCGTAGGGAACGGGCTTCTTGTCGTCGCCTTCGTCGTCGGCGCCCTTGCCGCCGCCCGCCCCGGCGCCGTCGTCGGCGAAGAGCCCGAAGCGGCGTTCGTGCCGATCGAAGAACGAGTTCGTTTCGTGGAAAGCATCGAAGGCGCTAAGCGCGAGAAGGTGAAACATGCGTGGTTTATCCTACGTTGTCGGGTTGTTGTCGTTGTTGTTCGGATCGCCATTGCCGGGATCGCCATTGCCGGGATCGGCGTTCGGGCCCGCGTTGGGATCGATCCCGTCGTCGGGATTGGCGCCGCCGTCGCCCGCGCCCTTGCTCGGGATCGGCGACGCCTTCTTGAACGGCGCCAAGGCTACGTCAAGCTCGGCTTCTTCGCGGGCGACTTGAACGAGCCGCTCCTTCGCCTGCTCGCGCGTCAAGCCGGGTTCGAGCGCGAGCACGGTATCAACTCGGCTCGCCACGCCCGCCGCGCGCTTGGCTTCGACTTGATCGATCAACGCCTTTACCTCTTCCAGCGAGAGCGGTACGCCCTTGTAGACGATCGAGTAGGCTTCGGGCTCTTCCGGGTACTGCTCGGCTTCGACGCCGTAGGCGTTCAACAACCGCGCCGCCGTGGCGAGCAGTAGTTGATCGCCCATTCTGAGATTCGGTTGCACCTTCGCCTGCTTGCGGCGCAAGCCTTGGCGGCTCACGGAGATCGCGTAACCGCTTTGCGCGTCGCCGCTCGCGACGAGATCGGAAGGCGCGAGCCCCGCCCAAATCGCAAGATCGCGCTCACACTGAGATAGGAAGTTCCCCGCTTCCTTCACGTCGATCGCGGGCTCGAACTGCGAAAGCGTGCCGTTCTTCCCGTTCACGCCTTGGAACATGACGATCGACGTAGGCGATACCGTGATCTCGGCGCGGCGCGTTTCGCCTTCGCCCTTGATCTCGGCGCCTTGTAGTTCCACGTCGATCCCGAAGCGTTGGGGCCACGACGCTTCGTTGAAGCCATGGTGCGCGCCTGTCCACCCCACGGCGATCCGAAGCGTGCCTTCGATCAACTCGCGCCCGTTCTCGCAATCCCACAAACCGCCGTGCGTCTCGGCGTGGTAGAGAACGTAGGGAAACACGCCCTTTCCCGCCGAATCGCGGTAAGGCACGTCGCCGGGCTTCATGTCGGGGAAGTAGATCCCGGTGCGATCGATCTTGCGATCCGCCGAGAGCACGCGGAAGACCGGCGCTTCGGGGTTGCTCCAATCCCATACTTCCCACGTCCATTCTTCCGTATTGCGGATCCCCGTCTTCTCGTCGGCGCGTTGCACGTCGAAGGGGATCGTACGAAGGCGAAGCTCTTCGAGCTTGTTCAACATGTGCGGTGTCTTCGAGTCGCCCGAGCAGTACGCTACTTCGTCAGGCGTGACGATCCGAGCCGTCACCTTGCCGTCTTCGATGTCGAGCCGCATTAGCGATTCTCGAAGCCCGTTGACGAAGAGTTCGTGTCGTTGAAGCAAGCCGAGCACGAAGGGCCCGAGCATGCCCGACACGTCGATCGATTCCGCCATGATCGCGGGCGGCTCGTCGTACGATACCGAAACCTGCCCCGTTACCGACTTGAACGGGTTCCGCGACATGTCGAGTTCGCCCATGGCGTCGGCTCGGGCTTTGTTGAACACGCGGGCGAGCGCCCGGTAGCCGTCTTCACGCCATTGCCCGAGAAGAAGCCGCTTCCGCAAAGCGGTATGCTTCCATCGGGCGGCGTCGTCGCCTTTCGGCACGGGGCGGGCGAGTACGGGCATGCTACCGGAGAATAACGGCTTCGTCGGCGGCGTCAAGCCGCGCGTTCAAGAAGTCCACGGCTATGTACCTTAGCGCGTCGGCGGCGTGCTTTAAGTCGTCGTTTAGCCCTGTCCAGTGTCGAAGCGTCTTCAAGAGCGCGGGGCACTTCTCGGAGACGAAGATCCGATCTTCCGCGAAGCCGAAGTTTATCTTCTTGCACCCGGCGACGATCGAGCCCTTCGACTTGTCGGGCGCCATGACGCGGAAGGGCGGCTTCTTCGAGCGGGCGATCCCGGCGAAGGCCCGTTCAAGAAGCGCGTTGATCGTGTACCCGTCGCCGAGCTTGCCCGCCGAGTTCACGTCGCCACGCATATAGCGCACTTCCCACGGATCCCAACCGTAGGGTTCGAGCAGGGCGACGGCGCCCCGCGCGTCGTCTTCGGGCTTCGTGTTGCCGGGGCTCACGTACTCGCCGAGAACGTACAACTCGAAGCCGTCGCTTGTCGCCACGACGCCGAGCAGGTAGATCACTTGCGCCCCGGTCTTCTCGCCGTGATCGCCGCCGAAGTAGAGCAAGTAATCGAAGTCGGGCGGCGTCGCGAACGTGTGCTTCTTGTCGTTGAACGCGCCGAAGACGCGCCCCGTCGTGACGCCATCCCACGCACCATTTACCCGCTGCTCGTACTCGGCGGGAAGGTACGCCGCGCAAATCCCGTCGATCAACGCCTGAGAATAGAAGGGGCAGTCTTGCACGGTCAAGCGGATCAAGTGATCGGCGATCTTCTTGTCTTCAACCTGCTTCTTCAACCATTCGACGGGGCGCCCGACGGGCGTATACGTCAACCATAGGTAACCTTCGCGCGTGGTTAGCCGGGCTACAAGCTCCGAATAGTGAGACTCCTTCGGCGGCTCGTCGCACCATACGAAGTCGAGCGTATCGCCCGAGTGCGCAAGCGTGCCTTGCCACGCCGTATAGACTTCGCACGTTGAACCGTTGCGAAGGATCAAAGTGTTCTTCTTGAAGCCGTTTACACGGATCATTTCGGGCAGTTGCGACGGATCGCACGACGGCAAGCAGACGGGATTGATCTCTTCGAGCGGCACCATGTCGAAGAGTGCTCGTTGAACTACGCGGCTTTGCTTGAACGAGTAGGTAACTACGCGCCCGTGAATCGGCGGCGGGCGAACGGGGTAGTTCGGGTGTACGCCGAGCATGCGGTAAGCAGCTTCGCGGGCGCCCGCCTTCGTCTTGCCGGCTTGGTTGCACCCGCGAAGCGAGCGCCAACGCGAAGGATCGGCGTGAAAGCCTGCTTGCTTCGGCGAGTTCTCGGGCGGGAAGTTCCGATGGATACGCGCGATCATGGCGTCGCGGCGCGCTTGGCGTAGCGCGTACTCGCGAAGAACGGCGCTCTCGCCGTGGCGTTGGAGTGCGGCTTCGACGTTCACGGGGCGCCTACGGGTACGACGACGCGAGCGCGGCGGGCGAGCGCCAAGCGCGCGGCATCTTCGATCTGCTCGTCGCTAAGCGCGCTAATGTCGTCGATCTCGATCGTCGTGCCCGTGTCGGTATTGTGAACGTCGATCTTGACGCCCCGGGCGAAGCCGCCGCGATCGAGCAGTTCAACGGCGCACTTGATCCGCTCCTTCGTGCTCGCCATGTTGTCGTTTAGCGTAGCGCGAAGGAAGCGCACGGCTTCGAACGTGCCCGCGTCAAGCTCCCGGGCGGCGGCGTTGCGTCGCTGCTCGAAGGTGGCGCGGATCGCCGCTACTACTTCCGGGCGCTTGGCGGCGGCGGCTATGGAAGCGCGCGGAAGCGCAAGCTCTCGCGAGAGTTCGACGATCGTACGCCCGGCGATCAAGCCTTCCGCTACACGCTCGTAGCGAAGCACCATGTTCGCCGGGGCTTCTCGTTCGCCCGAATGTGTCTTATGTCGCGCCCATAGCCCCATGGGCCCGACGATAACCGCGAAAGCCCTTCACTTCAACGCGGAGATCAACCGGGCGGCGTCAAGCGCCGAGAGATTGTCGAAGGGTGCGAAGTAGTAGCCCGAGCCGAGCAGTTCGATCATGGGCCCTTCCGCCACGCGCTCGAAGGGAAGGCGCCGAAGCACGCTTTCGTACTGCTCGGCGTCGTAGGGCTCGTCAACGAACGCGGGCGCCCCGGGCTCGGCGAGCGTACGGCGGGCTTCCGCTTCGAGATCGGCGACGAGACGCGGGAACGTCGGGCGTAGGCTCGGGAAGAGCGCGGGCGCGGCGGGGCGGCTCACGCCGCCGCCTTCGCACGCCAACGGCGCGCGGGCTCGTACTCGTCGAACCCGGCTACGAGATCGACGGCGCACACGGCGCGGATCGCGAGCTTCGCCACCTTCGCGGGCGCCGCGAAGTGAATCCCCGGGCCCGAGTTGAAGACTTCGCCCGTGCGGAAGCACACGCTTACGTCAGTGTCGAGCGCCCCGCCGGGGTTGCCGAACGGGCGGCGCCGGGTGACGAGCAACGACCATACGCCGCCGTGCTCCGAGCGCACGTTGACGAACGCGGTAAGCCCTTCGGCTTCGGCGTGGATCGCCTTCACGGTGTAGTCTTTCGCGTTGATCGAGATTTCGCCGAGCGTGCGCCTAACGACGCGGGCGGCGCTTCCGAAGTTCTTAGTGCGGGGCATGTTGAAGACTCCTTGTTGCGGGTTGCTCAACTACCTTACTTCGAGACTTCACCGGGCGCAAGCACTTTCGCACTAAGTTTAGTATGATTGTCAATACGCGGCGTTGAACGGGCATTCTCTTAGCTTACCTTCGAGCCGAAGCGCCACCATGCCAAGCCCCGCCGCGTCGATCGCGTTGTGCGTGAGCGCCCCGGCGTCAACGACTCGATCGCCCCACGCACGCGCGTTGATCCACGCTTGAATACGGGCGAGCATGACGGGTTTAGGTACTTGCCCCTTCCAATCTCGCGCGACGAGCCCCGCCACGCGCGCATAGGGGAAGGTGGCGACGACGCACCCGAGCACGCCTTGTAGTTCGAGCAGATCGTTCGCGTCCTTCGAGCCGCCCGCCCGCCCTTCATAAACCTTCATTGTCTCTACGATAAGCCGATCCGGGCGCGTGCTCGGCTCGTCGTTCAACCACGCGATCGAGTTCGCCACGTCGCGCCACACGCGCGGGCCCCGTAGCAGTTTACCCGCCCCGTCCCTACCGAATCCCATAGGGCGCTTACGGCTCGGGCCCGGCGAGTACCACGCCTGTAGCAACTCGGCGTCTTCGAAGAGCGCCACGCCGAGCCCGCTTAGCCCCGGATCGATTGCTAAAGTACGCATGCAACCTCGCTAACTCGCCAAGGCGCGGGCGTCAAGGCTTGCTAATATGTTGGCGGTTCCGCTAACGGGTTGGCGCGCGCTAAGATTATTGTCAAGTAGAGCAGCTAATCGAGGTTGAACCTACCATGACGCCCAATTACGCTACGCCGGGATAAACTATGTAGGTTCTACCTCGTCAGGACGCTACGGACGCTAAGGAGCCCCGGTTACTAAACCGCTATAGGGCCGATTCTCGTTTCATAGTTTCATAGTTTATAGTGCCATAGTATAGCGTACTATGATCCGACGATCAATCTATATGTACCTTTGTGATCGAATGTCCGTAGCGTCCGTAGCGTCCTGACAAGCTACAATGCCGATTATTCTAAGACGCTACGGACGCTAAGGAGCGCGCTAAAGTCTTGTTAGCCGCGAAAGTGCCGAATCGCCAAAGCGCGGCAAGTGCTTGACTTCGCACTTAGCGCGTACTAAGGTGGCGCATGCCTACTACTTCCGTTTCGCTCTCGCCCGATGTTCTCGCCCTGCTCGGGCGCCGGGGCAAGACGCGCCCCGTTCTCGAAGCCGCACTTCTCGTCGCTGCGCTCGGCGACGTTCCCGAGCAGATCGCCACGGCGAAGCGCGGGCTCGTTCTTCGCGGGCTCGGGCGCTACCCCGTCAACGTGAGGCTATCGCCGGGCATGTGCGCCTTTCGCGCCGTTCTCGTATGGGAATTCGCGAACTTCTCGGCGTGGGCGGAAGCGGCGGCGAGTCTACACGCCAAAGACGGCGCGCTCGTCGTAGCCGAGTTTAGCCGCGAAGAGCGCCAACAACTCGAAGCCGCCCTTCTCGCTCGCTACGCCGGCAAGGCGCCTACTTGACGATTTCGCCTTGTGTCCGCGTTACGTTCGCATTACACTCCGAGAGCACCCGGCGGGACGATCAACCCGCCCCGGCGAGAGTCGGCGCGGGGTTGCGGCGGTTGCGCGTTCGGGCATGAACCCGAGCACGGAGCCGCCGCGCTTCGTGCCGACGCTTCCGGTATCCGATCGGATCCTCCCCTTGCTTCTACCGGTCGCAATCACACGCCGTAAAGCTGACGTGACGCCCGACCGGGTAGAGATCGACTATCCCCGCCACCTTCTCGAAGAATGGCGCGTCGGCGACAAAGACGGGCTTCTCTTCTCGCCTGTCACCTTCTCGGGCGAGCGCGTGCTTCAAGGTGCCGTGCTCACGGTAACGGCGCTTGTACTGGACTACGACGACGGCACGCCGCCCGAGCAGGCGATCGAGCCGTGGCAAGACTACGACTTCGTGATCCATTCGAGCTTCGGGCATGCCCTGACGACGGGCAAGTATGACGGGCGCCCGCGCTTCCGCCTTGTCTTCCCGCTCGCCGAGCCCGCCACGCCCGAGCAGTTTCGCGCCGTGTGGGCGTGGGCGGCTCGCCGCGCCGTCGGGAAGATCGACGAGAACTGTAAGGATCTCTTCCGCCGCTACTACTGGCCCGTTCGCCCCGCCGACGCGCCCGACTACTTCTCGATCCACAACGCGGGGCGCCTGCTCGCCGTGAGCGAAGCCGGCCCCGTCGTGGCGCCCGTACGCGCCCCGGGCGCGCTCGCAACGAAGGCGGGCATACTCGGAGCCCTTGCCGCCCTGCCCGCGTCTACGGAGCCGCCCACGGCGCCACGGCGCGGGCTCTTCGCCGGGATCGAGACGGCAAGCGCCTTCCGCCAAGCCGAGAACGTAGACGAGATCGAAGCCGGGTGCGCCTTTATGGCCCACGCCCGCGACGACGCCGCCGAGCTTCCCGAGCCCGAATGGTACGCCGCCCTAAGCGTGTGGGCCCGGTGCAAAGACGGCGACGCGGTAGCGCACGCACGGAGCGAGCCCTACGCGGGCTACGACGAGAGCGAGACGGCGATCAAGCTCGCCCGCGCCAAGGAGCACGGGCCCGCGACGTGCGCCCGCGTCTCGGAGTTCTTCGCCGGGTGTAAGACGTGCCCGCACTTCAACCGGATCACGTCGCCCGTTCAACTCGGCGCACCCGATCCCGAGACGCAACCCGACGAGCACGCCGAGCGCCTTCAAGGCGATCTCGAAGCCGCTCGCGCCGCGCTCGCCACGGCGAAGGCCCGCGTAGAACTCGCGCGCAACGAGTACCGCGAGCGCCAACGCGCCGAACGCTTCACGGTAGACGTAGACGCCCGCGCCCGCGCTTGTGAAGGCGCCCGCCACGCGCTCGAAGCGGCGATCGAAGAACGCGATCGTACGTCGGCGCTCGCGAAGTCGCTCGAACGCAAGGCCCGCGAACTCGAAGCCGGCGCCGCGCCGCCCGAAGGCGTAGAAGGCGACGTGTGGCGGGCCTTGAAGTTGAACCCCGCCACGCAAGCCCCGGTGCCCTGCTACTCGAACGTCTTCAAGATCGTACGCCTTGATCCGCTGCTCGGGCCCCGCATGCGAACGAACATGTTCGGCGAAGTGCCCGAATGGGGCGACAAGGCGATCGACGATCACGATCTGTCGCTCGTATGCGAATACTTGGCGGATACCTACGGGCTCGAAGCGCGGTTAGGCGACGTGAAGAGCGCCGTAGACGCGGTAGCCGGGCGCACGATCTACAACCCCGCCGCCGAGTACCTTCGTGCCCTGCCCGCGTGGGATGGCGTACCGCGCTCCGAGCAGCTTCTTCGCGCCGTGTTGAAGGTTGACGATACGCCCGAAGGCTTGTACGCCACCTATCTACGGAAGTTCCTTATTGCCGCCGTTCGCCGTGCGTTCTCGCCGGGCGTCAAGGCGGATAACATGCTCGTACTTCAAGGCCCGCAAGCGGCGGGGAAGACGACGTTCGTTCAACTGCTCTTCGGCGAACGCTTCTACCACAATACGAAGTTCGACATTGGGAATAAAGACGCTTACGGGCAGATTTCGCACGGTTGGGTATACGAATGGGGCGAGCTATCGCAGTTGCGACGCGCCGAGATCGAAGACGTGAAGAACTTCCTAAGCTCGGGCAAGGATACGTACCGCTCGCCCTACGCACACTTCGCCCGCGTTCACTACCGGCATACGGTGTTCTTCGGCACGACGAACAACCCGACGCCCCTAAACGATCCGAGCGGCGCCCGGCGTTTCTGGATTATCCCCGTGAGCGAGAAGATCGATCTCGCCCTGCTCGGCGCGCTACTCGATCAACTATGGGCCGAAGCCGTGGCGCGAGCCGACGCGGGCGAGATCCATTACCTCACGGAAGCCGAAGACGAGCGCCAACGCGCCGACGCCCTACAGTTCGAAGAAGAGGATCCCCGCCGAAGCATGATCAAGCGTTGGCTCGGCAAGCGGAACGAGCCCTTCGAGACTTCCGACGTGTGCGTTATCCTCGGAGTGCCGCCCGATCGCGCGGCGGCGCGCATGGTTGGCGTTCACCTTCGGGCGCTCGGGTGCGAGTCTCGGGCCATAGAGAACGGCACGCTTCGACGTTGGGTAAAGTTCGCGCCTGACGAAGCGCCGCCCGCCAACGTGCTACCCGCGAACTTCGGCGGTACTACGAGCGGAAACAAAGTATTTAGCGTTTCTTCTTGACGCGAGTAACGCGGATAGGCTAAGGTGCTTTCACCTTCAAGGAGCTTCTGTCATGGACGAGTTCAAGTCGAACAAGGGGATCGGGCCCGGCGGGGCGAAGTGCCCGTGTTGCGTGCCCGCCGATAAGCGCCGGCTTCGCCAAATCGCGCGTAGCCGCTTGAAGCAAGAGGATCGCCGCATCGAAGCCGGGCGCGAATCTTGATCCCCCGAAACCGCCACCTTCAAGGAGTTTGACCGATGGATCGCTACCTCGTAAACAACGAAGACTCGTACGAGTGCGGGATCTTCGCCGCGCGCAACCGCGAGCAGGCGCTTACCGAAGCGCTCGCGCTCTTCGGCTACGAAGGCAACGAAGCCGACGCCGAGACGGTCAAGGGCTTTCGGGTAACGAAGCTCTCGCCCGAGCAGACGATCGAACTCGGGTACGAGTCGTGAACCGTACCAAGGGCGGCGCCGATCTCGTCGAAGTCTACTCCGATCATGACGGCGCGAAGGCATGCGCCGCCGAATGGCGCGCGTCGCAACGAGCCGCGAAGGTACGGATCTTCACGCGCACCGTACGCGCGGGCGGCGGCTTCGCCGTCGTGTACGCCGTAGCTACGTGGTACAAGTCGTGATCGAGAACGTAACCTTCCGCCCGGCGTACCTTGCCGCGCCGTTCGCCCCGTGGGGCTCGTTGTCGGCTCTCGACAACACGATCCGCGCTCGCACGCTTGCCCGCTATGCGATCACGAAGGAAGGGATCGCCCCGGTGTACGTTCACGAAGCCGTGTGGCTCGGCGCGTTCGGCGACGAGAGCAAGCCCGAAGAGCGAGAGCGCGGGCTTCGCGCGAGCTTGGCAATCGCGGAAGCGGTAGCCTTGGCGGGCGGCGAGTTGTGGCTTCTCGAACTGCCCGACGGCTCGTTCTCTTCCGGGTGCGAGCGCGAGCGCGCCACCTTCGAGCGGGCGGCGCGGGGCGTTGGGATCGGCTACACGATTCGCCAGTTCAAAGCGCTTTCGTGCTACCCCGGCGGCGTGATCTGCTCGGGCGTGGAACACTTCGCGCCGCCTTACGATCACGCACTCGGCGATCCCGAGCCGACGGCTTCGAGCGCGTGCCCGCCGGGCGCGGGCTTCGTCGTCAAGATCGTTTCGGTCAAGTTCGAGATTCACGACGCTTACGGCAACGTGGCGAAGCACGAAGGGCCCTTGGAGCACATGAAAGAGATCACGGTAGCCCGCGCGAAGGCGCTCGAATGACGCCCCGCCGCCCGTTGCCCTTCGAGCAAGTACGCGCGATCAACGACACGATCGAAGCGGGCAACGCCGAGATCGCCCGCGTCATGTCGAACGCCGGCTTCACGCTCGAAGAGCAGCTTACGGCGGCGCGTGAGGTTGCCGCCGTTGTCGGCGAAACTGCTACGGCGGTTCAAGCGATCGTCGCCGGGGCGTACGCCTAATGCGCGCCTTCGATCACGTCTCCGCTTCTCAGATCGAAACCTTCTCGTTGTGTGAGCGGAAATGGTTCTTCAAATCGATCATGGGCCTTCCGACGCCCGAGAACGCCGCCGCCGCGCTCGGTAAGGAAGTTCACGACTCGATCGAGCGATATCTTCTCGGCGAGATCCCGGCATCGGAGCTTCACCCGCTCGCCCGGCGCGTCTACGAGCGCCGCCACATGCCCGATCCGGCGTACCATACGGGCACGTACACGGTAGAGCAGGCGATCGACGGCATGACGATCGAAGGTATGCCCGTCGAAGGCTATATAGACCTTCTCGAAGACAACTTGATCACGGATTGGAAGACGCGCGGCGATCCCGTGCGCTACTCCAAGACCGAAGATCAACTTTACGACGACGTACAGTTGGCGATCTACGCGCAATACGCCTTGAACCGCGCGCCTTCCGCCGACTCGATCCGCGTGCAACACGTCAACATCGGAACGAAGCCGCCCAACGCGATTACCGTATCGGGCCCGGTCGTTCTCGATCGCCCGACGATCGCGCGCACGTTCGAGACGAAGATCAAGCCCGCCGTTCGGCGTATGCGTGAAGTTGCCTTGTTGCCGTCGCCTATGCGCGTTACGGGCAATGTGCGAGCATGCAACGCCTATGGCGGGTGCCCGTTCCGCGACAAGTGCGGCGCCGCCGACAAGGTAGCGTCGATCTCGATTACCCCCACGCAAGGAGCTACTTCAATGTCCGCAACCGACAACAAAGGATCTATCATGGCCCGTCTTCGTTCCGACTCTGCAAGCGCCCCGGCGCCCGCCGCCAACCCGAACCCCGTTCGCCCGCCTGACGCGCCCGCGAGCGGCGCCAAGGCGGCGCTTCTCGCGCGCTTGAACGGCGCCAAGGGCGCCGACGTGACGAAGCCCGACGCCCCGGCGCCCGAGCAGCCGAACGCGCCCGCAAGCGCGCCGGAAGCGCGTTCGAGCGGCGAAGCGCGCAAGCCCCGGGGCTTCGCGGAGAAGCTCGCGGCGCTCGGCTACGACGACAAGCAGATCGGCCGCATGACGCCCGCCACCATGCACGAAGCGATCGACGGCAAGATCAACGCCCGCGACGTGTCGATCTCGAAAGACGGAGCACTCGTCAAGATCGAGCGCGCCCCGGTGCTCGCGGCGAAGGGCGACGTTGACGCACCCGACTTGACCGATCTCGATTCGTGCGTGAAGTTCGCGATCGAAGGGCTCGGTTGGGGCGACGACGAGATCGACAACATGCAAGACGAAATGCTCGTCTTCGTCGCCGAGAAGCGGATCGCTCGCGGCACGGTTGATCTCACCATGGGCGACGACGGCAAGATCGCCGATCTCGAAGAGCGCGCCCCGGCGCCCGCGCCGAGCCGCCCCGCCGAGACGGCGCCCGAACCGGGCCCCATGATTCAAGCGCCCGCGCGGGGGCTCGTTCTCTACATCGGGTGCCGCCCGGTCAAGGGCCCGCACGTTGCCGCCGCGCGCCCGCTCGCCGATCTCGTCGCCGAACTCGGCGCGCTCGTCGCCAAGGACGCCAAGATCGAGCACTACGGCTTGATTGAGTACAACGACGGCGCCAAGCGGATCGCCGCCCTGCTCACGCGCGAGCCGCCGAAGGGCGTCTTCGTCGTCGATCGCGGGCTCGCCACGACGCCGCACGCGCTCGAAGCCCTGCTTCCGTTCGCCGACGTTGTGATCACGGCGGGCGTGTAGCCGTGGGGCACGTCGCGAAGGTGAAGCGGGCGACGAAATACGCCCGCGCCGTCGCCAAGGCGGATCCGCGTTGGGCGTCGGGCGTCAAGCTCGAAGGCGCCGACGTGGCGCGCATGGTGCCGCCCACGACGGCGAACGGGCTCGGGCGCTACCGCACGATCAAGCGCGTTGTCTTGCGGGCGCTCGAACTCGAACGCGAGCAGACGGGCCCGATTCTCGTAGGGCGGAACGACTCGCGCGTAGAAGCCGCGCGAGTCGCAACGGCTCGCCGGATCGCCGCCGACGCCATTCGAGCCGAGTAAGGAGCGCGCGTCATGGGCCTATTTCGCCAGCACAAAGCCGAGCAGGAACGGGGCGGGCTTCGACTCGCCGACGCCTACTCGGTTGCGCGGGATACACCCGGCGCGCGGCTCGTACACGCCGATCCGCCATGGCAATACACGAACGCCGCCGCCACGGGGCTAAACGGCGTGACGGGGCACCATTACGACGTGATTACGCCCGCCGAGATCGCCCGCGACTTGAACGCCGCGTTCGACTCGGCGGCGCCTGACGCCTACCTATTGCTTTGGATTACGTGGCCCATTCTCGCGGAAGAACTCGGGCGCTTGGCGAACGGCAAAGGCGCGATCTTTCCGGGCTTGAAATGGCGTAGCCTCTCGGGCGGATCGTGGCATAAGACTTCGGGTATGGGCGTCGGGTATCACTGGCGCGGCAACTCCGAGCCGTTGCTACTGCTCTCGAAAGGCAAGCCGAAGCCGCTTTACAAGGCGCTTAGCAACGCCCACGCGGGCCCGCGCTCGCGGCACTCCGAGAAGCCCGAGCCGTACCTTCGCGAGTTGATCGCGGGCTTCACGTCGCCGGGCGATCTCGTTCTCGACTTGTACGCCGGGCTCCCCCCGATGCGTCGCGCCTGCTCGGCGACGGGGCGGCGCTACGTCGGCGCCGAGATCGATCCCGAGCGGCACGCCGCCGCCTTGGCGACGACATGAACGCCACGGTAGCGCGGATCAACGCGCATAGCGACGTGATCGGCGTGCGACGCAACAACCGCGCCGCGCTCTCGAATCGCGACATTCTTTCGGCGCTCGCGCATGCCAAGCGCAAGCGCGACGACACGTTTACCGAAGCGCAACGAGTCGCCAACCTTCCGACATGGAACCCCGGCGCCTTCGCCGAGTTCGACTTGACGGAGCACTACAAGACGCCCCACGGCACGCAACGGCTACGCCCGATTCAAAGCGTCGCCCTACTTCAAGCCGCGCAAGCGGGCGGGCTTCTCGGGCCTATCGGCGTAGGGCACGGCAAGGGGCTTCTAACCATGCTCGTAGGCGTCGCCATGAAGGCGCAACGCCCGGTCTTGCTCCTACCGCCCGCAATGCGCGAGCCCTTCGCCCGCGAACATCGGAAGTTCCGCGATCACTGGCGCCTTCACCCGGGCTTGAAGGTTGTACCCTACTCGCAACTCTCGGTTGCGACGGGCGCCGATCTACTGCTTCGGCTTCAACCCGATCTCGTAATCGCCGACGAAGCGCACAATCTCAGACACCCGACGGCGACGCGCACGAAGCGCCTGCTACGGTACTTCTCTCAATTTCCGAGTACGCGCTTCGTGGGGCTCTCGGGCACCATGACGCGCAAGGGGCTTCGAGACTACGCGCACCTCGCCGAGCTTGCGTTAGGCGACGGCTCGCCGCTTCCGCTCGACTCGTACGATCTGCTCGCGTGGGCGAACTGTATCGATTCCGACGGCACGCCCGCCGATTCGGATTGGGCGACGCTCGCGAGCGGCGAGCACTTCCTACCCGACAATTGGGAAGCTCTCGACTTCGATCCCGACGAAGGGCATACCGAACGGCGTGACGTGGCGCGGGCGCGCTTTCAACGGCGGCTCGTCACAACGCCGGGCGTCGTCGCTACCGACTCGGCGAGCGTGGGCGCAAGCCTGCTCTTCGTTGAACGCGGGCTTCGCTTGCCCGTTGAACTCGAAGAGACGATCGCCGAAGTCGAAGCGACATGGTGCCGCCCCGACGGCGAAGAAATGGATTCCCCGCTCGCGAAGTACCGTCTCGATTCGCAACTTAGCGCGGGCTTCTTCTACCGTTGGGTATGGCCGAACAACGAGCCCGACGAAGCATGGATCGAAACGCGGGCGGGTTGGCATAGGACAATCCGCGCGATTCTCAAAGAGAACCGCGAAGGCTTGGATTCCCCGCTGCTCGTCACCCGCGCCACCATGGCGGGCAAGTTGCCCCGCGCCGAAGCGGCTTGGCATGCGTGGGATCAACACCGGGCGAAGCCGGCGCCGCCCGTCGAAACCGTGTGGGTAAGCGACTTCTTGATCCGAGACGCGATCGAATGGGCGATCGAGAGGATCAACGCCAACGAGCCCGCGATCGTCTGGTACGCGGATAACGCCGTGGGGCTCGCCCTTCGCCGCGCCGGGTTGCCGGTGTTCATGGCGGGCGACTCCTTGCCCGAGACGAGCGATCGGGCCTTCGTTATGGCGTGCTCGGCGAAGGCGTTCGGCACGGGGCAGAATCTACAAGCGTGGGCGCATAACCTCGTACTCTCGTCGCCTTCGAGCGCAAGCGACTTCGAGCAGTTGATCGGCCGCACGCACCGGGCGGGGCAGTTCGCCGACGAAGTACAAGTTCACTACTACGCCCACACGCGCCACGCGCGCAACACGCTTCGAAGCGCGGCGAATCAAGCGCGCTACATCGAACAAACCACGGGCGACGCCCAACGGCTCGGGTACGGCACTTGGAATAACGCCACATGGCAAGGGGAAGAAGCACCATGACGAAGCGCGATTATCTTTCCGAGCTTGAAGACCGGGCCGAAGAACTCGGCGAGCGCAAGCCCGCGCCGCCGCCCACGCCGCCGCCCGAGCCCGTGATCTTCGTTGACGACTTCGGCGGCTCGCATTGTGCGGAGTGCGGCACCGTGTACGGAGACGACGGCGACGGTTGCCCCGTTTGCGGCGAAGCCCCATGAAGGCGATCACGCCGAACCCCGTGTACCGGGCGGGCGCTCTCGACATGATCGAGCTTCCATGCGGCACGCTCGCGGCGGTACTGCCCCGCGATTATGTCAAGCACGGGCTCGGCGCTTACCGATGGTATCTCGGCGCTCGCGGGCTCGTCGTCGCGTCGATCGAGAGCGATCGGCGCACGGTCTACCTTTCGCGCCTGCTCGCCGGGGCTCGCCAAGGCGAGCGCGTGGCGTTGATCTCGAAGCGCCCGTTCGACGTGGCGCAACTCGCGGGGCGCGTCGCCCTCGACTACCGCCCCGATAACTTTCGGCGTCGGGGTACTTGACGACTTCACCCGCGCCGCGATACTCTTCAAGGGCTCGGCGGGCTTCCGCCGTAGTCTACCAACGACGCCCATTTCGGGCACGGAGTCTACGTCATGTCTCTCTTTCGCGGTATCAAGGAAACGTCTTCGCAGGGCTCGGGCGATTACCTCGGCTCGGGCCTTCACACGTTGCGCCTGCTCACCTTTCAAACCAAGGTGACGCGGAAGAAGATGGATGCGGTGATCGCCCGCGTCGAAGTGATCGAGTCGTCGAACCCGAAGTACGCCAAGGGCGCCAAGGCGTCGATCTTCTTCTCGGCGAAGCCGGATACGAATTGGCTCGGCGACGTGAAGAATCTCACGCTTGCCCTGCTCGGCTCGAAGTTCGGCGAAGCCGTGGGCGAAGACGCGGTAGACGAAGAGGTAATGGAAGAAGCGACGAGCGGCGACGGTACGAAACTCGCGGGCGTGCTCTTCCGGTGCCAAGCCTTCGAAGTGCCGACGAAGCGCGGCGGCGTGTTCACGAAGTACAACAACGAACCGATCTTCTCGTAGTTCCCTGCTCGGCGCGGAATCGGGAAGAGCGCGCACCCGCCGCAAGCGGGGCTTCTCGGTACTGGTTGGCTACGACTCGCGCGCCGTCGAAGTCGTAGCCCGCCCGCTTCCCTTGGCGTGTAGTTCAATGGTAGAACACGGGCCTTTGAAGCCCGGTGTTGTAGGTTCGAGCCCTACCGCGCCAACCAACCCGCAACGGTTACGGAGTCGTCATGCTTCAAGCCTTCCCGCACGTTGATTGGAGCCCCGGCGCGGGCGTCGTGTGGCTCGCCACGGGCGCGGCGATCTTCGCCGTCGGCGCGATCATGCTTTGGATCGACGAGCGCAAGTCGTGAAGCTCGTTGCGTTCGATCTCGAAACGCACTTGATCGACGACGGCTTGTTGGCGCCGCGCCCCGTGTGCCTTTCGTGGCGCTACCTCGTAGCCCCGGCGGAACACTGGCAAGGCTACGAGCAGCTTTCGCTACGAAGCGTACACCGTCGCCCGGAGTACGCCCGCGAAGCCGGGCTTCTCGATCTCGCGGAAGGCTTGGCGTGGCTTCGCTCGGCACTCGAAGATCCCGCCGTTCACTTCGTCAACCAAACGATCGCGTTCGACTTCGGGTGTATGGCGGCGGAAGATCCCGAACTGCTACCCTTGATCTTCGCCGCCTACGACGCCGGGCGCGTTTCGTGTACGAAGATCCGCGAGCGGTTGATCGCGATTGCGCTCGGCGTGCTCGCCGACGACGATCGCCAAGCCGCAAAGTTCGATCTCGCCACACTGACGAAGACCTACACCGGGCGCGATCGTACCGCCGTCAAGTCGGGCGCCGACGCTTGGCGCCTTCGCTACGGCGAGCTTGACGGCGTACCGCTCGAAGCGTGGCCCGTCGAAGCCGTTACCTACCCGCTCGGAGACACGGAAGACGCGATCGACGTGTTCACGGGGCAAATCGCCGCCGCCGAACGCGCGGGCATACTCTCGGAAGACGGATACCGACTTACCAACGAGCCTGAGCAGGTAGCGGCGGCGTGGGCCCTTCACCTTGCCGGGTGTTGGGGCATGCGCGCCAACGCCCCGCGCGTGGCGGTTCTCGCCGAGCAGATCGCCGAACGGGCGAAGAAACTTGACGCCTTGAAGCATGATCTCGGGTTGTTCAAGGCGCCGAAGATCGTAAAGGGCATAGAGAAGCCGCCAACCAACGACAAGAAGGCGCTTCAAGCGCTCGTCGTCAAGGCGTACGCCGGGGCGCCGCCCATGACGAAGGGCAGGGTAGACAAGAAGGCGAGCGAAGCGGCGGGGCGCGAGATCCGCACGCCCGAGCCCGCTACGGACAAGGAAACGCTCTTGAACTCGGGCGACGAGTTGTTGATCGAGATCGCCGAAGCAGGCGACTCGCTCTCGGCGGTTCGGAACACGTTCCTTCCCGCACTCGTTCGCGCCGTCAACGCGCCCGTTTGCCCGTCGTGGCAAGCGCTCGTAGCGTCGGGGCGGATTTCGTGTTGGGCGCCCAACCTGACGAACCAACCGCGTACGGGCGGCGTTCGGGAGTGTTGGGAAGCCCGCCCCGGCTACGTATTCGCCAACGCCGACTATTCGATCGCCGAACTCCGCTCGTTGGCGCAAGTAACGTACACGTTGTTCGGCGTTTCGAGCATGCGCGACGCCTTGAACGACGGGAAGGAACTTCACCTTCTCACGGCAAGCACGATTCTCGGGATCTCGTACGAAGAGTGCGTTCGCCGGTACAAGGCGGGTTCGCCCGACGTGTGCGACAAGAAGAAGGGCGGGCGCCAACTGGCGAAGCCCGTAAACTTCGGCTTCCCCGGCGGTATGGGGCCCGAAACCTTCGTCAAGACCGCTTGGAAAGACTACCGGATCAAGCTCGCGGAGACGAACGAAGGCGCGATTCAACGTGCGCGCGAACTCCGCTTGTTGTGGCTCGAAACCTACCCCGAAGTGAAGGCGTACTTCCGGTATATTTCCGAACGCGGCGAGATATTCGAGCTTCGGCAACACCGTAGCGGGCGCCTTCGCGGCGGGCTCTCGTACTGCTCGGGCGCGAATACGCTCTTCCAAGGGCTTACCGCCGACGGCGTGAAGGCGGCGCTCTACTTCGCGTCTCGGGAGTGCTACACGGGCGAATCCGAAGCGTGGAACCCGCCCGCCGTCTCGGGCCCGGCGTTCTCGGGCAAGCAGCGAAGCCCGCTCTTCGGCTCGCGGGTAAACGCCATGATTCACGACGAACTAATGTGCGAGTCGCCCGAGAAGGTGGCGCCCGAAGCCGCCGTTCGGCTCGGCGAAGTCATGGTTCACGGTATGCAAATCTACACGCCTGACGTTCAAACCGTCGTCGAACCCGTGCTAATGCGTCGCTGGTACAAGGACGCGAAGCCGAAGTTCAACGGTGCCGGGAAGCTCGTACCGTGGGAACCCGAGTAGCCCGGTACTTCGCGAGCGGGCGCACGATCGACGAAGGCACGTCGGGGCGTGTCGTCGCGCTCGAAGACGCCGAGAGTATGGCCCGCGCTCGCGCCGAGTTCTACGGCGTCGGGCAGGTTTGGCTATTGCACGGCGGAAGCGCCGCCCCGGTCGCCACCTTCACGCGGGGCGCTTGCGCCCTACGCCACGGTTCCACGGGCGACGCGCGAGCCGCCCTTGAAGCTCCGAGCGCAGTTCGAGCCACGCCTTCGGGGTAGCGCGGGCTTCGAAGGCGTCAAGGTGCTTCGAGAGCGTGGCGCGGGCGGCGGCAAGCTCTCGGCACGACTCCGAACAATGCTCGCGCGGGCGCCCGCGCTTGCCCGTGGCGCCGGGGAACGTCGCGCCGCACGCGCACGCCCGGTAGCCGTCGCCCGAGCCGTCTACGAGCGTGCAAGCGTGCTCGGGCCCGTCTTCCCGGCAACGGTGCGACGGAGCCCCCATGGCGCCCCATACGGGCACGCGAGCAGCACACGCGGGGCACTCGAACCAACGATAAATCTCGGGCCCGAGATCGTTACGGGAAACGCGGTAGGGTTTAGGCATGCCCTATTATTGCCCGCGTTATTGATCCTGTCAAGCAGCGGGGCGCGAGCGCTACACCGGGCCCGCGTAGGGCTCGTAGGGCCCGCCCGAGCCCGACGCCGCAAGCGAACGCAATACCTCACGCTTTCCGCTCGTCGCCGAGTGCGAAAGGTGCATGAAGCCGCCCTTACCGTAGACGATCGCTTGATCGACGGGCAAGGCGCCCGACTTGACGAGCGCCGCCACCTTGCGAAAGGCGACTTCGATCGACATGCCGAGCGGGCACACGTCGGCGGCTTCGCCCTTCATGTGTTGCGAGTTCTTCGCGCCCTTGATCGCCGCGTTGACTGCTCGCGAGCGGTACCCGCTCGTCACCTTCAAGGGTGCGCCGAGCGCCGCGCGTACGGGTTCCAAGACGTTGACGGCGAGCAGCCGAAGCGCCTTCTCGGCGGCGGCGTCGGGCACGTTGGGGATCGTTTCGTGCGTGTTGCCGTCGCCGTCGGCGTCGCCCGCGTCAGGGCGTGTAGTGACCGTGAGTTCGGCAAGCGTGAAGTTCGGCGAAACCTTGTCGCTCGGGTTCATGGTGCGGCGTGCTCCGGTGCGGGTAGCGGCGTTGCCGTCGGCGTGGCGTCGAACGAGAACGCGCCCGCGTTGATCGCGACGTTCACACCCGCCAAGGCGAGAATACCGGCGAGCATGATCACGCCGAACGTGCGGAAGTCGCCGCGAAGCATGCCGATCGCCGCCTTGAAGTCTTCGCGCGTCGCCGTCAAGGCCCGCTCGAAACTCGCGGTTTGCTCGGCACGTTCGCGGCTCGAACGATCCATGTAGGCGAAGAACACGTTCTCACTCGGCGCGGGGCTCGCGCGATCTTGAACGTCAACGGGTGCGGATTCCGAAGCGGCGTCTACAACGTGTACGGGCATAGCGGGATTGCTCTCGTGTGACGCGAGCGAGAATACTACGCCCGCGCGTTTGCGTCTACGCTCGAAGTAGGGTAGTAGCGCAGTAGGAGCCTATACCATGACGATCAACGACTCTTTGCGCGCCGGCTTGAAGTTCATTCGCGACGCCAAGACGCCCGTTCGCCACGCGAGCGGCGCCAACCCCGGCGCCCCGCACCACAAGACAATCGAAGGGCTCGCGTCGCGCTTCTTGATCGAGAAGAAGGGCGACGGCTACGTGATCACGGCGGCGGGGCGCGCGGCGCTCGCGCGGTAGCTACTCCGAGCAGGCGTCGAACGCCGGGCCCGTCACGTCGGTATAGGCGCGAAGCGTGCCCGGCTTGTCGCATGCGGGATCGGCGGCGATCCACGCCGCCACGCACGCGAGCAGGGCAGGATCGGAGCCGTCGCCGGGCTCACACTCGTAGTCGCTGCGCTCGAAGCCGCACGCTTCGAGTTCGGCTTGAAGCTCGGCGCACGGGTCTTCCGTGGCGGGCGCACACGCGAGAAACGCGAGCAGGGCGATCATTGCGGGTAGGCGTCTACTTCGCGCCAATCGACTTCAACGTAGACGCGCGCCGTTCCGCCCGCGCCCATGGCTACGAGGTTGCGAACGATCAAGCCTTCGCCCGCCGCCAAGA